CAAGGCCACCTTCACCTTTGGCTAGTTTAAGTGCCGCAGCACCTTTTTGGTATACAGCAGCAAACGGTTGCCAAGGACCAGGTATTACAGCCGCAATAGGTGCAACCTTTTTAACTACTTTCTTAACGCTTTTTGCTATTTTTTTTAAGAAACCAAACTCTGCTTGTCCTGTAATAGGGTTGATAGACATACCCTCACCAACAACATATTCGTTAGGATCTAGACCTACAGCGGCCATCTCCTTTCTAATTATTGATCTTGTCTTGTCAGATATGACTGGTGGGACCACCATTTCGCCTGGTGCAACATGAGCCATAAAGCGGTCTTCGTTACGCCCCAGGGCCGCTAAACCTGTTCCTGAGTTATCTACTATAGCCATTTTTAAATTCTACCCTATTCTTCCATACATTTTAACCAAAATACAAGTAAGTACCTATTTCCTGATTTTACTGATAAGCCCCTATGCATATGAGTAAAGCTCGGAAATATTAGAGCGTGGCCTGTAGGTAATGGTTCTACAACTCCACGATTTAAAAACTCAGTTCCTCCCCCTTCATAATCACCCGTATTTAGGGGGACAACCATACTAATGTCGGCACTTGCATCATGATGCCAAGCACCCTGTTTTTTATCCTTTAAATTATAATTAGCTATTTGAATTCCGCCACCATTTACGTGCCTATTCCAAATACTTAAAAATATCGGATTACCTATAGTATATATTGTTTGGAACAAAGAGTTATATATTTTTGGACAATTATCTTGGAAGGTTATTTCAGGTATTTGTCTTAATACATCCTCATCTGGATTAGGAACAAACCCATAATAATCTTCTAAATTACGCATTTCATCTAAAAGTATGGAACAAAACTTTTCAGAAAAGAATGGAACCGTATATACGTCTTTTAAGGGTTCTTTTATAACTTTATGTAATTCGTTCTGGGACGGATCGTAATTACCTTTGTTTTCGTAAAAATCTATTATATTTGGTAAAGAGTTTTTAACCGCATCAAATGTACCTTTATCTATATACCAATCAGCAGGATGTTCTAAAAGTATGTTTTTAGTTTGATATTCCTGTAATTGTGCTGTTTCAGACATTAATTGTTATATCGCCATTTGTTTTTACATCAACTTTGCCAACAGAGGCAGTCATTTCAAAACCAAGGTTATTTGTTCTTTCGCCTATATCTACCCATTTATTGCCAGTATAGACCTGTAAAACACCCAAAGTAGTGTTCCATATAATAGATCCGGCTAAAAAATTAAGAGTTATTTTATCTGCGTCATTAACTTGTCTGGTTTGATCTGGATCTACAGCGCCTAAGTTAATTTCTAATATTCTTACTAATCTGTTAAAAGTTTCTGGGCTAACATCTCCTGTAGCAATAGGTAGCTGACTTTGTAATATTTTGCTCATCTTTTGCCATCAGGCCTTGTATCTATTCTAGTAGCTCCCAATCTCCATCCAATATCTAAGTTGCCATCTGCACTTGCATCATCATCAGACTCAAATCTTAAAACCATTTGTCTTGCCCTACCTCTTACATAAGCTTGTGTAGTTGTTTCAGTTATTGCATTTGTAGAATTTGTAGTTAAAGAATCTCCGGGAAAGTTTCTTGTTTTAACTACTATATTTATATTACCTGAGTTGTTATTTTGTAAAAACTTAAAATCTGGAATGATCCTTCTTATAAAGGTAAATTGTTCACCATCACCTAAATCAAAATCAGAACTTTCAATAAATACGTTTGTCATAGGAGATCCATCATCATTAAATCCTTTTTCTTGTTGAAATAAATAACCTCCATTAACAGCTCTAGGATAATTTTCTATGCCCGCATCTAACCAAGCTGTTCTTGTTAGAGATCCATAAATCCATAAGTTTTCTATATAGTTATAAATAACGTATCTATCTATTTCTGTAGAATCTGCTGAACAATAAAACCAACCGACTTCATTTTTATCCGCAATAGTAAATGCGTTAAATTTAAAAGACTGTCCTAAATTAATGTCACCAAAAACATAATTATGAACGGAACAAGGAATTGTTTGAACACTACCGTTGTAAACATAAAAATTGTTGTAACTCATCCAATAAATGCCTTGAGGAGCTGTAACGGCTGCTTTGGGTCCAACTAACCCTATACCTTCATTTATTAAATTAACTGCAAAGGTAAACGGAGGACCGGTAAACTGCATACTGTAAAGAGCAGTATCAGTCCAAATCATTATTTCCTGTCTTGATTTTACAGAACCTATTATTGAAGATCCTGAAGACAACCTAAGAGAACCTGCTGTATTTGTATTAGTAGGTTCAAATTCTAATTCATTTTCTTGATCGCTAAATGCTATTAACATAGGATCAACGGTACCTGTTCTTGAAGTACCTGATACAGGGTCTGCACCTAAGACTATCAAGTGCCTGTCCTTTTCTGAAGTAATAACTTGCAGACCTACAGTTGGAACTTGATTAGCACCAGTAATACCAGAAAGTTCAACCGCTCTTGTACCTACTCCATTATTTTCTACCCATTTATAAATACCACCAGCTCTTGCATTTATAATTAAATCTTCACCAAAGTTATCGTGTGTCCACAATCTCAATTGATTTGTTAAACTTAAAGCTCCTGCACTTCCAAAAGATCCTGCGCCCCAACCATTTATACCCCAACCTGTACCGGCAACATAAACATCTAGTCCCACATTTATTTGATAAGCTCCAACAACAGAAGATCCTCCGTTACCGCTATCAGAAGCATTTGCGGTAACTGTTGCCCCTGAAGTGTCTTTTGCTTCTATTGTGTAGCTGTTTGCATTAACTATGGTTGCTATTTGGTATTCTTGATTTAAAACAGTTGCTGTTACATTACCTCCTAAACTAGATGCTCCAGAAAAAGTAACAAAATCATTTTGAACTGCCCCATGCGCTGTATCTGCAACAGTAATTGTTGCATCTCCATTAGTTGCGGAAAATGTTACATCACCAGCAGAAGTAGTGCTTCTTATGGGGGTTACATCATTAAATAAACCTCCGGATTCAATATAGTATTTAAGATGAGTACCTATCCCAAGATATTTTGTCCCACCTAAAGACACCCAAGGATGTAAGGCTCTTGCCGTACCCAAATAAGTTGCACTTGTAAGTTTGCTCCACCCTCCAAATTTTTCTGGCCTGCCTTTTCTGAACCGTACTAAATTACAATCAAACCAACCACCTTCATTATCATAATCAGTACCCTCTCTATATATACCAGGTCTAAATATTGTTTTTTGTAATGCCATTTAAACCTTGCTCCATTCCTTACCTTCAAACAAATTAGCTTCAGCTTCTCTACGTTTAACCAAACCACCTAAGATAACACCACCAGCCTTGTTCCAGCGTTTTATTTGTTCTGGTACGCCGCCATAATCACCCTCGTTAAGAATACGTAACAAAGTAGATTCTTTTAGATTAGTAGGTCCTAAGTTGTATACCCAACAAACTAAAGCATCAAACTGACATTGATCTAACGGCACCTTAACCATATCGTTGATATAACCTTCATACTCCGGCATTTCTTCTTGCAATAAATGTTCGGCTTCGTCCTGGTTAATTTTATCGCCATCTTTTACATCTTTTGTATGTCCGTAGCCAATTGTCCAAACTCCTACGGAGTCCTGATAAGCCTCTAGCTTACATCCTTCGTAGTTTTTAATTAAAGATATACCCTCTTCAGATATGTTCATATTAATCATCCTTGGGTGTGTTAGATGCCCCAAAGTAAAAACTAATTATAGCTGACGCTAAACCGCCTAAATATCCTAATACTAAATTAATTAAAGCTTCTGAGTTTTGTTCTGGAGGCTGAATAGTTACTAAGAATATGTATCCCATAAAACCACCAACTACAGCTATACCTATAATTCTGGCTGTCCAATCTTTAGAAAAAGTTTGCCTAGCGTTTTGTGTGTCTTGTACTTCTAGTTTAAACACATCTACCTCTAGTTCTTTCATTTTAAGTTCAAACTCAGCTTCAGCTTTCTTTAGCTCAAGCATTTGTTCGGGTGTAGCATTATCTATAGCTTTTTGTATTTCTTTTGGTTCGTTCTTACAACCCAATACATCTGCAATCATGTTTGCAGCCATACCACCCATAGGGCCTCCTAGTGCTGTACCCAAGGTTGGTGCTACTGATCCAACTAAGTTTTTAAGTAGTGCTTTCATATATCCTCCAAAGTAAATATTTTTAAAGGCTCACTAATACCTTTAACTTCTATTGGTTTTAATGATTTTAGCTCAAAACCACAATTTTTTGCAGTTTCCTCTGCAATTATTAAATCTTTGCCTACAGTTTTACAACTAGATTCGCACCTAGCAGCTATATTTACGGCAGATCCAATAGCCGTATAATCAAATCTAGTAGACGATCCACAGTTTCCAATTACAGCTTCACCAGTATTAACACCTACACCAATTTCAACTCCAACATCAGAAGATTTAAAGTTGTCTTGTATTTCTTTAGCGCACATAACAGCAGCTTGCTCGTGATTATCTAAATCTAAAGGAGCATTAAATATAGCCATCATTGCATCACCTATATACTTATCTACCATACCTCCATACTTTTTAACCGCATCTGATTGAATTGTAAGAGCTTTGTTCATAATTTGAGTCACTTGTTCAGGTTCCATACTTTCACTCATAGCAGTAAACCCACGAACATCAGTAAATAAAAAGGTGCATCTTTTCTTTTCACCACCCAACTTTAATAATCCAGGATCTTTTTGTAATGCTTTTACTTGCCTTGGATCTAAGTAATGCTCAAATTGTTTTTTGATTTGTTGTCTTAGTTTGTATTGCTCTCTAAATCTTACATAAAAAGCAACACTTGCAGTAATAAACTGAGATATTAAAGCCCAAGTGACATCAATTAATACCCCTTTTTGTATTGTATAAACGCCAAAGAAGGCCGTAGAAACAAAAACTACACTAAAGAACGATATACCAGCAGTTATACCAAAAACATTCAAAGCAAGCCAAACAAACACCACAGAAAACAAAAAGATTAATATTTCCAAAGCAAGTGCATAATCAGGTATGTAAGGGCTGTCTTGTATCAATATAGATTCAGCAAGTGCGGCTTGTATTTTATGAGGTTCTAACAAACCTACGGGTGTAGCAATTTGAGGCATAATCCCTTTTGCTGTAAACCCTACAAAAACAAATTTATTTTCTACATCCATTTCTAAAAGATTAGTTTGTGGTGTGTTAACCCAACTTACCCATTTACGACCTAATGAATCTACCGGTACTGAAGGCAACCCTTTTACCCTTACTTCTTCCAGACCATTATCATTTGTTTTTATAATGTAAGTATCAGCTCCAGCTAAGACTTTTAAAACTTCTGTACCGTATGTTGATACCCAACCGTCAGGTGTGCGCATTAAAAGAGGTAATCTACGAACTAAATTATCTACATCTGTCCTAGCTACTGCTAAACCCTGACTGGCGTTGGCTTTTAAAATATCTATATTTTGTATTACACCTTCAGACATAATGCCTCCGCTTTCTGGTCCGAGGATAACTGTTCCAGAAGTAGGCGGATAATTACCTTCTCCCTCAAACATAGCGAGAACACTTGGAGAAAAACCCAGAGCTTCTGTAAAATCAAAGTCACCACCAAATCTATCAGGTTGTGGAAAGGCTATAACCCAACCCACACCTAATGCACCTTTTCTTAATAAATTAATGTGTATTTGAGCTAATGTTTGCCTAGATAAAGGATAGCCACCTTCATTAGTAATATCATTTTCATTTATATTAAGAATTACAAAATTACCTGAAGGTTCTTTATCTGTTACTAACGAATCAAAAGTTTTTAACTTTAATATTTTATAAGCAGTTGGTTGAAAATAGTAAGTTGCACCAAGTAACATAAATAAACTTACAAATATTATTGTTTTTTTCATCCTGACCCTTGTTTAATTGTTATTGTAGTTGAAGATCCACCATTTATTTTAACCGTATTAGTTACTCCATCTTGTAGAAGTATAACTGTATAACTATCAGATCCATCTAAATCTAATTTAACGCTTTGACTTACGGTTCTCGTTAAACTTATATTTTGACCAGATATGATTGTAGTTATTTGCGTATCTTTGTCTTGTCCTATTTCTGTACCAACAATACGTATACCGGCACCCCCTTGTTTCAAAGCATCTTCTTCTTTTGTTATGGCTAGTGCATCTAAAACATTAAGTAAATCTTCAAGAAAATTAATATCTAAATAATTAACATCTAGTTCTGTAAACTCTAATTCTTCCTCTGCATCTAAAAAGTCCTCATTAAGATAATCTATATCAAGATCATTAAAATCTAAATAATCAGCAGATGTTTGTGTTTGCGTTTGTTCTAAAGATTCTTGCGTTTGTTCTGGAGGATTTACAATAAGCATGTTGTCTATTAGATCTAATGTAATATCTAGCTCTACAGGAGCTGTAGGATTGTTTTCAAAAACAGATACCGTAGTTGCTTGATATGGTTTGTTTAGAGTTACGTTACCAGATGCTGTTGATACCAGGATCTCACCACTAGATATACCATTCTCGTCTGGAAGCAGTATGACAAGAGATCTGCCTAATTCATCTACAGTACAAGTAAAGTCAGTACCTCTAATAGCTATGTCTGCTGTAGGAGTTTTGATGGATATATTGCTTTTGTTGTTGAATTTACCTGTGATAAATCGTGCTGTGCCACTGGCAAACTTCAAGGCCATCTTAGATTTTGATGGGTCAGGGTCATAGATGTATTCGTCTATAACTAACTTAGAATGTTCTGTTAGTTTAACTGTAGAAGAATCTTCAAAGGTTATGGCAACTCTGCCAGCTTCTGTGCGTACATCATCCATTTGCTGGATGTTGAACTTTAGTTCAGCACCATAAGGTTTGTCTCTTAGAACTTGTGCATTACCTCTAACTTCTGAGATAGAGCCTATATCAACAGACGAATGAAGTTGTTGAGTCTGACTGAGTAACACAAACTGTGCCATTAGAGCCAGAAGAGGTAATCTTAAGCCAGTCATTATCTAATGCGGATTCCTGATCTATATTAAAAGTTCTATCACTACCTGTATGATCTAAGTAGAAATATCCACCCGCATACCCATCACCGTCATAAGTTATTGTATTATCATCACCATCAATATCCATGTAGTTAGTAGCACCGTCTACATCTATAGCTGCTGTAATACTGTTACCTCCACCTTGTATAATCCAATCCAAGTCTAAATTAGCTGCTAGTGCAGTCATAGCGTGATTGAGTGTCATGGTGTTTGTGTTTCCTGTAACCTGTACGTTTACATTAGAACCATCTGCTCCAGTTGCGTTTGTTTCATCTGTAGACATATTAAAAGTATTGCTATCGCCTATAAATGAGAAGTAACCTGTGTAGTTATCAGCCCATATATCACCAAGGAATTTATTGGTTGAACCCTTTTGCAATATATCTAACGTCATGGTTGAGCCATCTAGGTCTAACGGAGTCATATTAGATGCACCAGCTGTAGCATCTGAACCCCCAATAATGTTGCCACTACCTCCAACTTGCTCTATGTCTAAGTTAGACGTAGCACCTGATTGATCTATATATATCTCGTTGTCTGCTGTCACCACATTCAAAGATATAAATAAAAACAATAAGCTAACTACCGTTCTTCTTTTTCCAATAGCCTTGTTCATATCCTTCCTCTATTGTTTGCAAAACAGCCGTCTCGATAGCCATCTGTAAAGCAATATTTATAGACTCATTCTCTACCATACCGCTTTCAATTTCAACTAATTCGGTATTATTTGAATAAAATTTGAACACATCAGAAGAGACGGCAGCGCTCAATATTGACTTAGTTACTAGCACTTCTAACAATATTTTTCCTGTACTAACAGATACGGTACGCAAAGAAATTGTTACAGAGTCTTGTCTGTATTCTTTAGAAGCTCCAATACCTAAATATCTAGCACCTGCACCTCCAGACTTAACATTACTTTCATACCCTATTACACCTCCCTCCATAATAAGACCAGCAAAAAGCAACGGTTTAACTTTTTGTTTTTCATCAAATGATTCTCTAGTTGTACGTATTAATTGTCTTTCTTTTGTTAAATTATCTAAACCTTTTCTCTCCACCACATCAAAAACATTTGAATGTTTCAAAGCCCTAATTAGATACGCATCAGGAGATTGTGTTATTGCCGTACTAAAACTAGCGTACTGACTATTAGATCTGCGCTGTCCTGTATCGTCTTTAAAAGATTTACCATATACAGCCACTACAGGTTTTCTTTCTGGTTCTGGTGATTCTGATAGTTTTGTTAGCAAACTACCAACTTGCGCTGATTCAATAGATCTGACTGGCGGTATGCCGTTATCTAAAGGCGGTATAATTAAAGAACAACTAGAAAGTAAAAGAACCGAGAGGTACAGTAATTTCTGTTGTATTGCCTTCTTCATCTGTAATTATTAAAGTTACCTTATCGTCTTCTACTCTATATTCTATAGTGTTGCCTTCTAATTCAAGAACACCAAAATCAGAGGCAGTTTCACCAAACAAACTATCAACCAATTGTCTGCTTAGTTGTGCGTATATTCTACTCTCTAAATTACGTATAAACCTAGCAAGCGTAGTGTTTTCTGCTTCTCTTTCCAAGTCTTCTACATAAGCCTTTATTTCTTCACGTATGGCTTCTTTTCTGTTGAACTCCTGGTTCTCTATAGTTAGATAATGACTAGATGTACCAACACCTGAAAAGCTAGGATTCTTAAACTTGTGAGTCATTTCATCTGCTTGTACTGATAAAACAACTAGCATGACGATTATCATGCAAGATATTAACAATATTTCATCAGGTCGTTTAGGAGCCATCAATCTTTCCTTTGGTCGTCTCTATCAGCTTTTGCAATTTTATTACTATCTATTAACTGCGGTACACCTAATATAGTTTTGATAAGTGTGTCTTGACGTATAATTTCGTTATCAAGAGATCTAACCCTATCTATAAGAGCAACCAGGATCCCATGCTGTGAATCTAGCTTGGTACCAAGTCTTTGTTCCATTTGCTCTATTTGATCAGCAACTTTATCATCAAGCACGTCTACTTTAGTTTCCATACCGTCAATAATACGGTTAATTAGTTTCCAAATAAAGAACCCCAGGCCTAACGCAGCAGCTATAGGAAAGCCTACTTCGTTAATAAATTGAACTGCTTGGTCCATTAATCTACCGGGGTATGTAGACCTTTTTCTATAAGAATGTCCCTGTTACGCATGTGTTCAGCTTCTACGTCATCTTTTGATTGACCGTAGTAAGCTACTGCTAAATGGCATTTAACCATTAGTTGATTAATATTTACGCCATCTACAACAACATCACCTAAAACTCTACCGAACTTACCTCTAGAGTCTTTAAGTTTTGTTTGTATAACTACTTTTTCTCCTTCTTTTATAGCTTCTTTTAAGAAAGCTGAAGCCATTTTTCCTCTAGCCTTCTCATCTTTGTTACGAGTACGTGACTCGGGAGTATCAATACCATATAGACGAACACGAGACTTATAAAGAATATCAAAGCCGAGATCCAGAATAACGTCACAAGTATCTCCATCAACCACTTTTTCAACTTTACAAGAGTACTCATACATTAGATATACCTGGTGGCAACCAAACAAGTTATTAATACAGGATATATACCCCAAATAAGAGCTTCTAGTCTTTTAAATTTAGCAGATCCTTCATCAAGTCTTTTTTCAATATACTCAAACCTAATAGCAGATTCTCTTTCGTATACTTTTAAAGATGTTATGTCAGAATCTTCTGTAGTCATTTATTGTTTTTTACTCTTTTTGTTGTATAAGCTTCATTAACGTCTGGAGTTGATTCGTCATCACCAACAAACTTACCGTCTTCATCTCTGGCTCTAACTTTTACTCTTTTAGTACCGGTTACTTTATCTACTAATTTACCCCACCAGCTCATTACTTATCCTTGGCCTTGCCGATATTTAAAGCTAAAAAATCTATAACTTTATAAAGTTTTGATAGCAATTTATCTCCTTGCGGAGTAGGTGTGACTGCTGCCACAAGTGAAGCTATAGCTATAATAGCTGTAACCCACATAAATATATTAATCCACATCATTATTATTATCTCCTTCTTCTTTAAGAACTTCATCTGCTACCTTCTTTGAGGCTTCAAGAAAAGCATTTTGAAAAACAGATATACTGGCAGCTACTTGATCTAATTGAAACTTAAGACTTGCTTCTTTGTTTCTCAAGTCTAGTAGTTGCGAATGAAAATATCTTTGTTCATCTGTTAAATCAGATACTTTTATTTCTTTATCGTCTATAAAGACTACGGCTTCTTCACTCATTATTGCACCTCCTTTGGTGTTTTTTGTTGTACGTCCCAACAATTCAAGTTGGATGCTATTGTTCGTCTTTCGCCTTCGCCTTTAAAGGGAAAAACCATATGTTGTAACCAAGAAGGGAAAACCATTAGTTTTCCTACCTCTGGTGTTACTGTGATCAGTTGTGCTGGTTTCAGTCTTTCGGAATCCAGAGTTGATGTTTGTCCATAAGAAAACATAATACAACCATCTGAATGTCCGCTTTCATTATATAAAGAGTACGTTGGTGAGGTAGCGTTAGTTCTGCCTATTTGCTCTGGAACTTTAGTCCAAGCGGTTGTAGATAAACCCATAACAGTTTTAGTGCCGTGATCGTGTATTGGATTATAGTCTCCATCATAACTATGAACTGACCAAGTTTCGTCTGTTTTTACTTGTTTTGGTCCGTTTACTTTATTACCAGCACTACCATAGTAATTGATGTAATCTGCGCCAAGATTGCAAATAAACTGATTATATTCTGCTAATCTTTTGTCCGTATGGTCTAGTAGTAATTGCTCACCTTGGTGTATTTGTCCAACCAACGTAGGTGCTAATGATTTGCGATCTTCTTTTTTTCTGTATTCGTCTATATAGTCGTTGACAGAATCAACCATACTTTCAGGCATAGTGGTTTCCATAACGTAAACCGCTGGCAAAGGTATCATTCTTACCTCTTGTTCTTGCATAGATTTATGGGTTGTATGCTTTTGCTTTTGTGACTGCTGCTTGGATTCCTGTTAGATCTTTAGAACCATAATCAGCAAATTCTAAGCCGTGCTCTAAATAACCACTTGTGCGTAAAACTTTTTCTTGTTTTTCAGCGTTGGTTAAATCGTTAGCATAATCATTGCTATCGTCTAATGTATTATCAATAACAGTAATCATACCGACCATTGCGTTATACATTTTATTTTTTTCATCAGCTGTTCTAGCCATATTTTACTCCTATCCTTCTAAGGTTGTTATACGAGCCGTAAGTGACTCAATTAAATCTTGTTGTTCTTGCATAGCCTTGATAAGTATTGGAACAAAAACAGAGTATTTTACTGATTTTGTTTCTGTGCCTAAATCATTACCATCTTCATCTGTGTCAGGTATTGCCTCAACCATACCTGGGAATATTGTTTCTAACTCTTGAGCTATAACACCTATTTGTTTTTTGCTGTCGCCAATAAAGTTATAGTTTTTTATTTTGACTTGTTTTAGCTCGTCTAACTTACCTGTGGCATCTGCGATGTTTTCTTTTAATTTTATGTCAGATATTGCACCATAAGAGTTATTGGTATTTTGTACATTACCACTTGTAAACACTACAAAACGAACATCTCCTCCTGAATTAATGTCGCTGTTTCGATCTGCTCTTATAAAACTTTCAGAATCTCCAGTCGTAGAAGCATTAACAGCCAGCTTTAATATGTTAGTGTGACCATCACTAGCAATCCTTAATCTGGGATTACCATCACCATCGGAAAGAATTATATTATTGTCTGAGGTTCTTATGTCTACACTGTTTTGGTTTCCATTGAAAGAACCAATGATGGTGTTTTTATCTCCAGAGGTCATAGCACTACCACTAGAGCGTCCTAGAAACGCATTAAAAGTACCAGTTAATGCTCCACCAGCGTTAAATCCAATTATTGTGTTTTGAGATCCAGTTTGTATAGCATCACCAGATAGACCTCCAATTAATGTATTTTCTGTACCTGTGGTTATAGCAGCTCCAGCGTTATAACCCATAGCGGTATTATAGCCATTAGTTGCTGTAGTGAAATTTTGAACCTGTAAAGCCCCAAACCCAACAGCAACTGTCCTACTGCCCAACGTATCTTGACCTAAAGCACTTCGTCCTACAGCAACATTATCATCAGCGTCTGTAAGAGCGTCTCCCGCTAACCCCCCTATTAGTGTGTTGTCGTTTCCTGTAGTTACTGATACGCCAGCACTGAAACCAACTGCTACGTTGTAAGCATCTGTAGCTGTTGTAAAGTTTTGGTTTCCTAAAGAATTATGTCCTACGGCTACTGACTTACTGCCTAACGTATCTACACTTAAAGAACCATATCCAACCGCCACGTTAAAGTCAGCGTCAGTGTAGGCATCACCAGCATTACTGCCTAAGAGAGTGTTTTGAACGCCTGTGGTGATTAACAGCCCAGCATCAGCACCTACCGCCACGTTATAAGTATTTGTGCTAGTTGTAAGGTTTTGTGTTGCCAAAGCACGATAACCTACAGCGGTACTGTAATTACCTTCTGTATCTGTTGTTAGTGCTTGTACTCCTATAGCTGTATTGTAATTTGCATCTGCAAGAGCATCACCCACTTGAACTCCTATAAGAGTATTAAATGTGCCTGTGGTTACTGAGGTACCAGCGTTATATCCTACTGCTGTGTTATAAGTATCAGTAGCAGTAGTAAAATTTTGAGTCTGTAAAGCACCAAATCCAACCGCTGTCGTGCGGCTTCCTAAAGTATCTGCTCCTAAAGCCGATGTACCGACTGCTACATTATAGTCTGCATCAGTAAGTGCATCACCAGCTAAACCGCCTACAATAGTGTTGCTTACGCCTGTGGTTACTGCTCCGCCAGCACTTCTACCAACAGCTGTATTATAAGAATCTGTAGTTGTTGTAAAATTTTGAGCGTCTAAAGCACCAAATCCAATAGCAACTGTAGAACCACCTTTAGTATCTGCACCTAAAGCACTTCTTCCTATTGCTACGTTAAAATCTGCATCTGTCAACGCATCACCAGATAATGCACCTACAAGTACATTTGATAGACCTGAGGTTATTGAGACTCCAGCAGACGAACCTACTGCTACGTTATAGTTTGTAGAATCGTTGTTTTGTGCTGTTAGTGCGTTGTATCCAATAGCAACAGAATCTGTGCCAGTGTCTTCTGCATCTAAAGCACCATATCCAACCGCTACATTATTATCACCAGTAGTAAGCGCAGTACCAGCTTCATCACCGACAACCACGTTGTAATTACCGCCAGATGCAATACTGTTACCAGCGTTGACACCTATGCGAGTATTAGAAGTACCAGCAGATGCAGTAATTAAATCAGCGCCGTCTTCGAGTGTTGTGTCTCCTGAAATTGTCACAGTTCCATTGAAATCCATCGCTGTAGCGGTGAGATCTATTTCATCGGTTGCGCCTAAAGACAGAACAGTAGCACTTGATCCTTGTATAAACTGGCTTGCATCATTAAACATAATTTTGTTCGTACTGTTTAATGTCAATCCAGATCCATCTGTGTGAGTTAATGTTGTATCGCCATCTGCGCCAAACGTGATAACTGCGCTGTCAGAAGTTAAAGTCAGATCGTCTTCTACTTTTAGATCTACTGCGTTTAGACTAGCAAAAGCGTCTACTACCGCAGCTCCACTACCAGCACCATCTAGGTAAACTGCTTTTGTGTCTCCCGGAGGAATAGTTATGTTAGCTCCAGAACCTTGTGAAATAATAATGTTTTGAGAACCACTTGTGCCATTTTCTATGAATTGCATCCTTTTCA